TCTGTTGGAGTAAATCCAAAGTATTTCTTATAAGTATCAAGAATTAAATTTACTTTCTCATTTCCAAAAGATTTTGACTTTTTGTCTATATTATCTTTAGATAATATATTATTTTCTTTATTATCTTTATTCTTATATGTCTTTCTGTTGCTTTTCTGCTGTCCAGTCTGTTGTTCAGTCTGCTGTCTACTCTGTTGTATTAGACTTTTGAAATAGCCGAATTTGACAATATAAAGTATTGTTCTTCTGTTGTCCATTCTGATGATTGAAATTTGACCACGATTTTGAAGACCACTTAAAAAACCCCTTACAAAACTTCTTGACCTTTTCCAAGCCGAAGCAAGAGACACAATAGAAGTTAAAACATATCCTTCTTTTATGATAATTTCCTCTCCTCTATCTAAAATAACCTCTTCTTTTTCTCCATAGTGTGCCCTAAATAATAAATCAATCCAGCATTCAGCCCTTGAAAATCTTCTTGGTTCAGTCCAAAAAGGGTGTTCTTTAAACCGTCTCATTAAGGGAATAAAGCCTTCATAATAGTCATTTTTTATATTCTCCTGTGTTGATGTCATAAGTATTCTCCTCCTCCTGATCAACTAATATATAACCCTTACCTTCACAAGCCTTGCAAGTTTGTCTTCCGTAGTTCACCGTGCCGAACCCTTTGCAGACAGGACAGCGAAAAGGTAATACTTTGGGAATAATTTTTGTATCGTTTACTTTAAGTTCGTTATTTTTAGGTAGTTGATATTGCATAAGTCTCCTCCTCCTAATTTATAAATTACTATACCAAAAACCACTCCATTTGTCAAGCAAACCTGTAGCGGTAAGCCTCCTTTTTTCTCAACCCTTGCCGCCCGAGACAAAGATTGAGAAAGAAAGAGACTTATACCCCCTAATTCGAGCGGGCAGGATAAGTGGGAAAACTTGATAGAAAAGAGGTGGTTCCCCTCATCTTCACTACCTCGTCTAAATAAAAGACTAGCAAAAAACCTCCTTTTTGTCAAGTTCTTCTTCTATTTTCTCAATCTCTTCTTTCTCTTTTAAGAAATAACCAATCTCTTCATCTGTTCTACTGTCTAATTCTTCCATAAGTTCTGGATTTAGGTTTTCCATATTTTTTTTAAAACTTATAACTAAATTCAGTATAAACATATCTTTCTTATTTTGTCAAGGGGTATTTTATTTATAGTCTTACAATAAGCTAAAATTAATCCGAACTCTCCCCGAACTTTCCTTTTTTTTGATAACTACAATATATTTTATTGTTGAAAAATGAGTAGTTTTATGGTATTATAAATTTGAATGAAAAAAAATGAAGTAAAAGAAAACATTGAAAGACACGCCTCACACAGATGTTTTTATTGTGGGAAAAAATTTAAGACGAAAAAAGGCTTGTTAATTCACCAATCAAAATGTAAAACTTTCAAGTTCTATCATTTAAAAAAAATTTTAATAAAAAAAAATAATTTTAAGAAATTGTTTAACATATTTGAGACTTATTTTATTCCTTCTATAAGATATTCTCAAGAGTTTCTAAAATTTGCCTATAATGGGGAAGTTGGAATTTTATTTGGAATGCGTTTGATTTTGGAGGAAGATTTTTTTTCTTGACAAATACGATATATTTTGTTATAGTTTTTTATATGGACAAACTTCTTTGGGATATAGATAAACTTCACGAATGGGATAAAAATCCAAGAACAATATCAAAGGAAAATTTTGAGCGTTTAAAAAATCAAATAAAAGAATTGGGAGAATATAAACCTCTTTTAATAACTAAAGACGGAACAGTATTAGGTGGAAATATGAGGTTAAAAGCATATCGGGAGTTGGGATATAAAAAAGTATGGGTGTCAATAGTAGAGGCTAATACAGAGGAGGAAAAAATAAAATACGCTTTATCGGATAACGATCAGTTAGGAGAATATCAGAAAGATGATTTAGCCAATTTAGTAGGCAGTTTTCCAGATTTAGATTTATCTAACTTTACAATTCAGCTTGACAAACCAAAACCATTAGGAGAGTTGATAGATGAGTTTAAGGAGGTAGTAGAGGATGAAGTACCTGAGGTTGAGGAAGGCGAGCCAAAAAGTAAATTGGGAGAGGTTTATCAATTAGGTAGACATAGACTTATGTGTGGGGATGCTACAAAAAGGGAGGATGTGGAGAGGTTGATGAATGGGAAGAAAGCGGATATGGTGTTTACTGACCCGCCGTATAATGTGAATTATGAGGGGAGCATGAATACTTATGGAAGAAAAAATACAAAGCCGCAAATTTTAAATGACAATTTAGGAGATAAATTTATAAATTTTTTGAGAGATGTTATTTCTAATATGATGGAGGCTTGTGACGGGTCATTTTATATTTGTATGTCCAGTAAAGAATTGGGAAATTTAAAAAGTGTATTTGAAGAAGCGGGTGGACATTGGCAATCGTTTATTATTTGGGTTAAAAATAATTTTACTTTATCAAGAGCAGATTACCAACAACTTTATGAACCGATATTATACGGATGGAAAAAAGATGGAAAACATTATTTCATTCAAGATAGAGATAAGGGAAATGTATGGGAAGACTTATCAAAAGTAAAGACAGAATATGATGGAGAATATACAACAATTTCGTTTCAAGGATTTAAGGTTAGAATAAAAGGAAAAGTAGCAGAAGGACAGGTTATAAGAAAACACCAGAAAGTAGATATTTGGAGATATGATAAACCTATTAAATCCGAAGAACATCCAACCATGAAACCAGTCGCACTGTGTGGGGAGGCAATTAAAAATTCTTCTAAAAAGGATGATATTGTTTTAGATTTATTTGGAGGTTCTGGTTCTACTTTAATAGCCTGCGAACAAACTAATCGTATATGCTATATGATGGAGCTTGACCCACACTACTGTGATGTTATACGAAAGCGTTATGCTAATTTTATCGGAAAAAAAGACCAATGGGAGACAATAACACCAAAAATATAGAAAAACATCCAGGGGGAAGACCAACTAAATTAAATGAGGAGGTGGTTAAAAAACTGGAAAGTATTTTTAAGGTTGGAGGAACAGTAGAGGAGGCTTGTGCTTATGCTGGAATTTCAAAACCAACTTATTATGCTTGGCTAAAAGAAGATGAGAGTTTTTTAACGAAAATGGAGGCGGCTCAACATTATGCTGATATTGTTGCCAAAAACTTAGTAGTGAAAGCAATAACAGAGGATAAAGATTTAGAAAGTGCAAAGTGGTGGCTTGATAGAAGAGTGTTTAAAAATCAACCCATCATTCAAGCAAACACCCAAATAAACATTTTTGGGCAACTAAAACAAAAATATGGTCAACTTTAGGCAAAAAGCTCAAATATATGTCAACTTCATCAAAGACAACTTTATGCTTGTTGCAAAAGATGGAACAGTCAAAAGATTTTATGATGATATAAACCATTGGAGAATACAGGAAGATTTTATTCTAAACAAAGCAACAGGAAGAGATGTTATCCTAAAATCAAGACAGTTAGGTTTTTCATCAATTATTCTTGCTATCTTCACAACTGATTTTCTTCTTAAAGACAACTCATACTCTATGGTTATAGCTGATAAGTCAGACAATGCTGAAGATTTACTTTCAAGAGTAAAGTTTTACATCAAATCATTTGAGGAAATAAACCAAGTAAAACTAAACTTAAAATACAATTCTAAATACGAGCTTTACAATGAACATCTAAACTCAACTTATAAAATAGGAACAGCAGAGAATAAAGAGGTTGGGAGAAGTAAAAGTTTAACAGGACTACATTTATCAGAGATGGCTTTTTATCCTGACCCTGAGGCAATCTTGCGATCCGCCCTCCAGGCAGTAGTGCCAGATGGGAAAATATTTATTGAGACAACAGCAAACGGGTTTTCGTTTTTCAAAACCTTTTGGGAGGAGTGTAAAAGAGGAGAGAGACCTTTCAATCCTTTATTTTTCAAAGCAAGTGATTTTTATTCACAGGACTTCTTAAAACAAAAGAAACTTGAATTGAAAGAGTTTTTTTCTCAAGAGTATCCCGAGACTGATATAGAGGCATTTATTTCAAGTGGACAAAACTATTTTGACAAGTTAGCGTTAAAATGGTATTTGGAAAATATAAAAGAGCCAATTAAAAATGATTTAATATATGTTTAGACAGTTTAGACAAATAGAGCGGGGAGAATTTATTGTCGTTGGTGTTGATACCGCATCAGGTGGCGGAGATTATACCGCCGCACAATTTTTATCAAAAACAAAATTAGATGTTCCTTTAGTTTACCACTCACCGATAACAACCACCGAATTTACCAACCTTTTAGTGCCAGTTTTAGAGAAAATATATGACAGGACAGGAATTAAACCAGTTGTAGCATATGAGAGAAATAATGGTGGAGCATTTGAGATGGACAGACTTGCCGCAATGAATAGACTTAATAAATATGATTTGTTTAAGATGCCTACATTTGGAAGAATTGACCCGCCTGATGCTGTTCAATATGGCTGGACTACCTCATCATCAACAAGACCAAAAATGCTTCAAGACTTAAAGCAGGCGATTGATAACAAGGTTTTGCGAATATATGACAAAGAGACAGTAAACGAACTATACTCTTTTGTTGTTGTTCAGACCTCATCCTCCTGGAAAGCACAGGCTGATAAGGGAGCAAAAGATGATTTGGTTATGAGTTTGGGGATTTGTTATCAAGTCTCTTTATTTGCTAAAGAGCCAGTAACAGAAAAGCAAGCACAGGGATATTATGACCAGATAGAGGATTTACATAAAAAGTTATTTGACGAGCAGGGATTTTATTAAATATGGATGATAAACTAATTGAAATCCTAAAAAACATATCACCTGAAACAAAGCAGTTTATTTTAGACCTTTTAGCCATATCATATGGGGTTGAGTATGGGGTGTTCAATCTGAAACTTAATATCCACAGAAAATCTATTAAAAAGGCAGAGTTTAAGGGGTGGAAGACAATAACATATGGGAAGTCAGAACAAGACCAACAAAAAGCTGTGAAAGACCTAGCAGAGAAAATAGCAATTGCCAAAAAAAACAAACAAAACTGTAAACTTCATTTTTTAGTTGACTTGAAAGGGGGCTATATAACAGGAATTTACTGGGATAGTTTTTATGAAAAAATATATTCCCCTTGACAAGCAATAATTGTTTTGATATAGTTTTATTAGGTTAGGTGTAGTCTTTGCGATTACACCCTGCACCACGCTTAATTAAAGGCGTGGTTTTTTTTGTATATGGATATAGACAAAATCCTAAAACAATTTGAAAGTGACAAACAAGCTTACTCCAAAATATTCTCCTTATTTGATGAGAAAGAAAGGTTTTTGAAAAATGAAATTTCCGATAGCGGAAAAGGAATTCTTAAATCACAGGTATTAGACCAAACTTTAATGACTGCGTTAATTAGGCGAGCCAATCAAGTTATGGCTAAGATGCCAACGGGAGTGGTTAGAGTTCTATCAAAAGAGGATAAAGGGAAAGGTGTTTTCTTAAATTTAATTTTAGACCACTATATTATCCCAAATGCCAACTCACAGGCTGATATCTACACAAAGTTTTGGCTAATGGAGTTTTTGTCTTTAATCTACGGGAAAATGGATGTTTTGGTTGACTGGGTGGTAAAGGAGGGGTATACAGGTCCTGACTTCTTCTTAATCCCACCAAAATTAGGAATACCTGAACCTGGGGTTATATCAACAAATGATATGTCCCGATATTTTGTTTTGTCTTATGTTTCAGAGGACTTTTTGAAAAAAAGAAAAGGGTTAAAATATTGGAAGAATATTGATAAAGTGCTTGATAAAGGAAAAAAGAATAAAACAGATGAAAGAGATACATCAACCTCAAAGGAAAGAGAGGAAAATGAATTATACAAAGACCAATACGAGCTTATTACCTTATACACTCCAAAAAGTTGGATTACTTTTTCAAGACAAGCAAAGGTGATTTTAAGAGATATTGAAAATCCTCATCAAAATGGAAAACTTCCAATTGTCTCAAAAGTATGCTATCCAACACTTGACAATTATTTCGGCACATCAGAATATGATAGAAATATAAGCCAGCAAAAAGCACTAAACTCAACTGTCAATTTATCACTTGATGCCTTAAAAAAACATCTTTATCCTCCAACTAAAATCTATCCAAGTGATGTTCATATGCCATCTTTCTCATTATCACCTGGAGCAGTATGGGTATTGAAAAATCCAAATCCAAATGCTATTGTTCAAGAGCAATTCTCACCAGCACCACTTCAAACATTTAATGCTTTATATGGAGTGTTAAAGGGAGCTTTGTTATCATCTCTTGGCACAACTGATACAACTGTATCATCTGCAGTTGAGCCAGCACAGGGAAAAACACCAGAGGCTTTGAAGATGCAACAAATGTTTATCACCCTAAACACCTCATTTGACAGAAAAATGTTAGAGCAGGCAATTTCAGATATCTATGACAGATTTTTAGACCTTCTAACCCACAAACAAGAGGCTGATATTGAATTTGATATTTTTGGTGATGAGTTTAATATGATAAAAGAGCAGTATCCTGATATTTTAGAGTTGTATGAAAGCGGAGAAGGTGGAAAAATTACTATTAAAAACAAGGATATTAAAAACTTGTCGGTTAAATTCTTTATTGATGCTTCATCCACAATGAAGCAAGATGAGATGCTTGAAAATCAAAACTTAACTTCTATTTTAGGCTTTTTATTAAAATTACCTGGCTTTATGGAGCAGGTAGCCCAGCAAGGAAAAGCAAGGTATGGTTCAGTTGAAATTGATTTTTCAGAACTTCTTAAAAGATTTATAGCAACAGCAGGGGTAGAAGGGTATGACAAGATTATAAAAGACGCACCGAAGGAGGCATTAACAGTTAACAATGCCCAAACTCAACCCCAGGCTATGGGGATGGCTCAAATGCCACAACAACAAGGTATGGGAGAGGGTATGCCGCAGGAGGCACAACCTCAACCACAACCGCAAGAAGAAAATCCTCTGATAGCAAGTCTACCTGAGGATCAAAAAAGATTGTTTTATGAAATTATAAACAGATAAATATGTTAAAAGGACAACAGGCGATACCACCAGTATCAACTTGGACAGTTGCTGATTTTATCAGCAAGGTAAAAGATGCAAGTTATAAAGAGATTGTTTCAAAAGCAGAGAAAGAAGATGAGGAAGTAATAAATTTGCTTGGCAATAAGAGTTTTGAAAAGTTTAAAGAATTAGTTGAAAAAAGAATAGAGTTTTTGAAAAACTTAGTTGACCCAGAAAGCAAGGCATCGCTAGTTGATATTAACGATACACCAGAGAGAATTGGAATGAAGTATCTAATAATCTCATTTGCTATTTATCAATTGCGACAAATGATAAGTTTGCCAGAAATTATAAATGAAGCCAGAAAAACAGGAGAACAAATCGAAAGAGGAGTTGATATTGGGACAGTCGATTTATGAGTTTGATTTAGATGAGATAAGAGCGGAGGCTAAAAAGCAGGCACTTTTAAAACACAGGTGGGTTCAAAAAGGGGTATGGCTTGAATGTAAGAGTTGTAAATTCAGACACGGATTTTATGTTGGGATAAATAAAATCTTGGTTGGAGTTGATGATGAGGGAAATCCGATATTAAAGGACAAAAAGGAAGTCTTTAAATGATAAAGGCTTTTTTCTTGTTCTTTAAAAGAGCAAGGGAGTGGTCGACCAATCCTAAAATGGTCAGTTAAAAATTACAACTTGAAACATATGGCAGACGAAGAAAAAAAGGTGGAAGAGGTTGCCACCACCTCATCGCCAGAGGAAAAAACACAACCTCAAGAGGATTTAAAAGTTAATACTGATGAAGGAGCAAAAACAGAAGAAACAAAGCAGGAACCTTTACAAAAAGAGGGTGAAGAAACCGAACCAAAAAAACCATCTAGACTTGAAAGAAGAGTAGAGAGCTTGGAGAAGAAAAAGCAAGGGATTGAAGGTCTTTTGGAAACTCTAACTCAAAAGAGAAAAGAGAACGAGGTGGTTCAAAGGGCAGAAATTCCGTCTGAATTTTTAAGGACGGATAATCCGCAAGTGCCACCGATTTTACAACCTGGTGAGACAGAAATAGCACCAGATGAATTAGAAAGAAGAATTGCTATGCGAGAGCAGGCTTTACGAGAGCAGATTAAAAGCGAGGTGAGACAAGAGTTAGAGATTAAACAAAAGCAACAAGAGTATGTTGGCACAATAAAATCCCATCTTGACGAGTTGGAAGAGGTAAAAAAACTTCCAATGATGGAAGATGAGGATTTTTCAAATGAGGTAAAAGAGTTATATGAAAAAAATAATTTTATCTTGGGTTTAGATGGTCAGCCAGTGTTTTTGGGAGCAGTTAGACCAAAGGAAGCATATGAGCTGGTAAAGCAGAAGTTTGAAAAATTAAAACAAAAACTATCAGGTCAGGTTGCCCAAAAACTAACTGACCAGGTTAGCAGTTCGGCAATATCACCCTCATTACAGCCACAACAACAGGAGGTCTCAATAGAGGAGCTTAAAAAAGACCTTTGGGATAATCCTGGTAAGGTGGCATCCATCCTTGAAAAAAAGCTAATTAAAAGTTAAAAGTTTCAAGGAAAGGGGGTGAAAAAATAATATGGCAGTCCAAACTACATCTGGTTTATCAGGTGAGGTAAAAACATTTTATGAAAGTAAGTTTTTGGAAAGAGGAAAATACCAGCTATTACACGGTGAAGGAGCTCAAAAAAACACCCATCCAAAAGGAGAAGGTAAAACTATTCAATGGAATAGATATACTCCTTTGGCTGCGGCTACAACTCCTTTAACCGAAGGTTCAAACCCATCAGAGGTTAATTTGACTGCATCTCAGGTTACTGCTACATTAGCTGAATATGGTAATGTTGTAAAAATCAGTAAACTCTTGAAATTAACCTCTATAGACAAGGACGCAACTGAAAAAGTTGAGGTTCTTGGACAAAATATGGGTGAGACAATCGATACCCTTGATAGAGAGGCTTTATTTGCTGGTGCTACAGTTCAGCTTGCTAATGGAAAAACAGCTCTATCTAATATTGCCGCAACCGATGTTCTTTCGACAACTGAAGTAAGAAAAGCTATCAGAACCTTACAGGTAAACAAAGCTATGAAATACCCAGATGGATTCTTTATTGCTAAAATTGGTCCATACACCGAATTTGATATTAAAGCCGATACAACTTGGGTAAATGCCGCTACTTACTCCGATGTAAAAAAACTTTACAACGGAGAAGTTGGTTCCTTATATGGAGCTCGTTTTGTAAACGTCACCAATCAGAAAAGCGAGACATCAACAACCGAGGTTTACTCCAACTTCATTCACGGAGCCAACGCTTTTGCTAAATACGATTTATCAGGTGATGTGCCAAGACTTTACATTAAAGTTCCATCAGAATCAGATACCTCAAATCCAACTGACCGATACTCAACTATCGGTTGGGCGGGTTCTTATGTTGCTAAAGTTTTGATTTCTCAATGGGTTATAAATATTAAAACTGGTGCAACAGCATAAGAGCTTACAAGTTGGGGGGTAGTTTTCTACTCCCCAAAAGCAAGCTATTATGAGAAAAACAACTAGATATTTAGATTTAGCATCCCTTGAGGAGGGTGTCTCACAAGCAAAAACAACAGAAGGAAAATTGCATAGAAAAGCAATATTGGAGGATGTTTATGAGCAGATGAAAGACCCGTTTTTGGAGAAAATGAGAATAGAGTTAATTAGTGCCTTAAAAAGGCAGGATGTGGTAAAATTTAATGAGATAAGAAAAAAGGTTGAAGATTATGCTAGATCAAGGCAGTTTATTGAAAATAGAATAAAAGCAAGAGCAAGGATTAGTAAAAAAGAAGCAGACCTTTTTATTCGAAAGGAGGTGATACCAAATGGAAGATAAAAAACAGGAAAAAAAAGGATTAACACTAAATGAGGCGGTAATGAAAGTAAATGAGATTATGGTTTCAAGACCAGCTCTTTTAAATATTTCACTTGTAAAAGATGACGGAAGACACACATATAAATGGGGTGAAAATGATGAGGAAGCAAAGAAAAAAAGAAGTGAGGTAAGAGAAATATTAAAAGAAGCCTGGCAGTCTGGTGCCTTAAATTATCAAATGATTGCTGATAAGTTAAGAGTGGATGTTTTGTCAATTCAAGCTTTAATTGATGAAGATTTTTTATTTAATTATCCGCATCTAAAATGAGTGATTTAACTTTTAGAACAAAGGTTGATAATACAGGAGAAAATACTCCTGTTGAAAATATTGCTCCTGAAAAAAAAGAAGGAGCAGTATTATCAGGTGATAAAAAAGATACAGAGCTATCACCAGAGCTTTATAGCAAAACAGAAGGGAAGCCATATTTGGCTAAAATGTTAGGGCTTGAGAATGTTTATGAGGATTTGTCCCCTGAGATTTTATCAGCAGTTGATACAATAGAGGAATATTTTAAAAACCTTGTCAATAAAGGAAAAAGAGCAAATGATAGGACATCTTATAAAGAGTTTTTCTCATATTTGGAAAATATTGTTTCAGTTAGAAATCAGCCAGTATTATCAAAACTTGAAAAAATAGCAGATTTTATTAAAACTATTCAAAAGGCAAAGGAATATGGTAAATATAAGGACGCATAAAATTAAAGAAAGCGAACAGAATATCCTAAATCAGACATTTGATGAGGATTTTAATGTGATGGCTATTGAGTTAGTTGAATTTGATGGGGAAAAGCTGGTTAGAAAAGAGTCTCCAACAAGACAAACAAAAATAGTTGAAAGTGGAGGATATACCTACATTTGTAAAGCTCCAGTTGGAACCCCAGTCTCACAACCAAAATGGCAGATATATAGAATTGATTCACAAGGAAATAAAATGTATGCGGATGCTAATCCTAACTATGACAATGTAGCAACTGACCCAACGACATTAAGCTATTCTTATAGCTAATATGAAAATTTTAGGAATTGAGACGAAATACACGATACCAAATGAGAACAAAACAAGAACTTCTGCCGTTGACTGGTGGAGGCTTATTAATCCCTTAAACAACTTAAAAAAAATAACCAACTGGCAGATTGATATTCAAAAGGGAGTAGTAGATAATAAAAAAGCAACTCAAATGGAGGTAGATGAGGCTTGGCTTAAGCTTGGAAAATACGATATTGTTTTTTCTTCCTATTATCACAATCCCATTGCTTACTCTTATATGGCAGTTGTCTCAAAAAGAAGCGGGATGAAGTATGTTTATGATTTAGATGATAATCCTCTAACAGTTAGACCATATAACGTTTTTTATAATGAGTTTATAAAAAATAAAGAAAGCTATGAGATTATCTTAAATGATTTACCATTTATAACAGTAACAAACAGCAAATTGAAAAAAGAATTAAAAAAAATAAATGAAAAGGGAAGGATCTTTATTTTGCCAAATTTAATTGATGAGGAGGTTTATATACCAGCAAAACATATTGAGGACGATGTTATTACAATCGCCTATCAGGGAGGAACATCTCACGTTGGCGATTTACTGTTTACTGAATTTCATTCTGCCTTAGCCTATATTTTAGGCAAATATCAAGGAAAGGTAAGGTTTCAAATCTTTGGTTTTTTACCAACAGAATTAGACAATCTCCCATATGTTGAGCATATAGAAGGGAAGGTGGATTTTTATGATTGGATTGAGATTTATAAAAAATATTCTCCGTACTGGGATATTGGTGTTGCTCCACTTGAAGAGAATGATTTTAACTTGGTTAAATCTCCAATTAAAGTTATGGAGTATGGGATATCGCAAGTGCCAACGATAACCTCCCCAGTTGGACCATATTTATCAATCATAAAAGATAAAAAGAACGGTTATTTTGCCAGAACTGTAAAAGACTGGATAAATTGTTTTGAGGATTTAATTGAAAATAAAGAAAAAAGGTTAAAAATGGGGGAAATAATAAAACAGGAGGTATTAAAAGACTGGACAATAAAAGGAAAAATCCATTTATGGAAGGAAGTTTTTGAGAAAATAAATTCCACTTGATTTTTATAATTTTTTTTGTTATTCTTTTTTTTTGATTAAGAGTATTTTGGTTTGGAAAGTGTGGTAGCGGAGGTTCTCCCATCCTTTCCGTTTTCCTTGACAACAAGGTTTGCAAATAAAAACGGCTTAACAATTGGGAGGGCGACCGAGACTCATCCAGACGCAAATAAGAAGTGTTGATTACATTTACATCCGTGAAAAAACCCAAGCACACTCCTCGTGCCAGGAAACAGAGGAGAGATGGGGGGAGATAGGAAGAAACAAGGTAGGATAAAAAGAAGGTGTAAACAACCTGCTTGCGGAGGAAAGATTGAGGGAAGCCAAGGGCATCAAGCACCGTAAGAGTAGAGTAAGAGGGGGGAGGGGGAGGCATTATATACACGTCGTTTAATGTAAAGTTGAGGCTAAAAATAATAACAATTTACGACGTCTTATATAAAAAAAAGAATTAAGTAGCCCAAAGTTTTTCACGAGGACACCACTTTACTTCTATTTGATATTCTTTCACCAGTCTTTTAATAATGGAGGCAGTCAGTTTTAATCTTTCCTCCTTCACTTTATAGTTTTCCATAGCAATCCCAACCATAAGTTTACTATCCGAATAAATAGTCTTTATTCCTCTTTTATATGCTTCAATTATGGCAGTAAGCAAAGCAAATAGTTCAGCCTCATTATTAGTATTATCATCACTATCAAGAGACAAAACCATTCTATCATTTGGAGAAAAATTAATTTTAGCAGTTGCTCTTCCACGAGGGTGACTAACATTAAAAAGAAAGGGATTTATAACTAGCCCACCATCACAATGTATCACTTTTTCCATTTGATTACCTTATAATTATACCATAAAAAATTCCTCTTGACAACTGTAAATTATTTGTTAATATCTTAATATATAGGTTTTCCTTTTTAAGAAGGCAACCAAAAAGCAGGCAATTATTGTCTGTTTTAGGTTGTCTTTTTTTTTATAAGTTTAATTAAAAAATATGGAAAAAATGAAACCGAAAGGGAAAAAAGGTAGAGCAATGGTTAAAAAGTTGGGCAGAAATTACAAGACTGGAATGTTTAATAAAATAGCCAAAAAAGCTGCAAAAGAGTATGGTTCAAAAGAGGCAGGAAAAAGAGTTGCGGCAGCAATATATTGGAGGAAAGTAAGAAACAGAATTGCTAAAAGCTTATAAAGTTATAAGTTTGATATAGTTTGATATGGAAGATGAAAAAAAAGAGCTAAAAGGGAAGGCGTTGATTATGGAGGCTTTAACTTCCTCCATAGCCTTTTACCGAATGCTTGAAAAAGCTTTTTTACAGGAAGGCAATCCTAAAATATCAAAAAGGATTGGTTTTCTTAAAATTGCTATCAAGGAATTAGAGAAATTAAAAGAGTGATACAAAGGAGTTTAATATAACAACAAGAAAGTTTAGAAAGATAAAGCCGTAAAATGTAGCTTTACTAATAAAGTATTTTCTTGTTTTGTAGAAAATAAATAGTGCTAACAAAGATAAAGAAAGGTTAATGACAGAAAATAGGTTTAATCCGAAATTATTGATTAAAAAAGCATTAAAAGGATTAAGTTCGAAAGAACAATTATTTTTTAAACAATTATAAGTTGTAGTTATGTCAATAAAGCGTAATATTAGAAACGCTAAATAAGACATAACTATATTATATCAAAAAATATGGCACTTTTCAACACAGTTGAAGGAACTTGGGGTATTGGAGGTTTTAAATTACCAGATAGAGGGATAACAGAATGGCTTTTTGGTGGAAATACAGGTAAGGCAAGCTGGCTTAACAATCCAAATGTTTATCAGGCAATTGGAACAAATCCACAAGAGTATGCTAATACTTTATCAACAAATAAACTTTATTCTAATTATACTCAAGGAACAGGGTTTAATCCTTATGGACCAACTGTAACATCATTATCAAAACCAATAAATAAAACCACCAATACGGGGGGAAGTAGAGGAGGTGGAGCACCATCAGTTAATTCTCGTGGAGAAAGACTTATTGGTTATAACGCAAATGGAGACCCTGTTTATTCTGGTGGAAATACTGGTCCATCTCCACAAGATGAATACTACAACAGAATTAGGTCTAATATTGAAAGCGGATTTAATCAATATTTATCAAATCTTGATAGACTAGCTGGACTTATTCCACAAATGCAACAAGAACAACAGGGATATCTTAATCAACAGTTTAATAGTATGCTTGGACAGTTGGGAACTGAAAAACAGGCGGCTGAGCAACAAATTGGTACTTATAGACAAGATGTTCAAGCAAGAAAGCAAGCTGGAATGGATGAGATTTCTCAAAATTTAAGAAATCTAATGAAAGCAACTGAAATGCAACTTGGAGCAATGGGGGCAGGTTCATCATCTGCCGCACAAGTAATTGCCCCATACGCCTTATCCAAACAAGGTTCAAGAGCACAAGCACAAGTGATTAAGGGAGCAAATGACCAGTTGGCAGAGCTTGATAGAAAAATGATAGATGTTCAAAAAACATATGACACTCAAAAATCACAAATAGAACAGTGGAAGGCAGATAAGATGTCAGAGATTGCAAATACTTATAACGACCTTAAGTTTAAGATTGAACAGGCTAAAGCAAATGCTCCAATTGATAAGATGAACGCCTTAAACAATCTTGACCAAACTTTATTACAAAATGCTTTACAGATGGCAAACTATTATGAGCAAACTGCCAATCAGTATAAAATGGGTCTTGACCAATGGGTCAGGGATAGAATTTCCCAATTACAAGATTTCAAAATACAGCTATCCAAGTCAGCAAACTTTAATCCAACGGAGCTAACCTATGATGCTTTACAAGGATTACAAGGACAACCACAAACATCATACGAGTTTTATAATCCAGTATTAGTTAATCAAATTAGAAGAAGATTAGGGTTAGCTCAATAAAAAAATAAATATGGACGAGCTAATTAAAAGGCTTAAAAAAAGCCTCTCTGACTTTACATCTAAACTTACTGATAATGAGGGATTTTTTCAGCAAGGAAAACCAACACTACAACCGATACAAGAGGCTATATCAAACTGGGCATCTAAACCTCAAAATTATCAGGTAGCTAATACTTTGGCTAATATCCCGCAAGCTATAAACACAGGCTTGTCTAATATAAAAAATAATATTGAAATGATTGCCAATCCCCAAACACGAGAGGATTGGTTTAGAGGCTTTACACCACAAATACCACAACAGATTAGCCAACCGATATCAAATTTACAGCAAAATATATCATTATTATCCAATCCTCAAACAAGGGGAACTTGGTTATCTGGCTTTATACCCGAAACACCAAAACCATTAGAAAACTTAAAACTAAATCTCCAACTAATTAAGAAAGCACCAGATAAAATGATACAATCTATTCCTCAATCAATGGAGGATACCCTAATTAAATTAGGAAAAGATACAGGACAAAAATTAGGAGGTGAGACGGGAGCAACAGTTGGTGAAATATTAGGAAGAACGGCTGGTGGACTTGAAAAAGGCTTTACAACCGCCTTAATGTCTCCTTTTACCTCAAAACCACTCCCATCTAAAATTGGTGATATTATTGGTGGAGTTGGCTCAACTTATTATGCTGGTGAAACCGTTGGTTTTGCCGCCTTAAATCCAGTCTTTACCACAGTTGGCACCTTAATTACAAAAGGAAGACTACCGACAAAAGATGAGTTAATGAAGTCGTATTCAGAGGGGATAGAATTTGGCTCAAAATTCGCACCAATAACAAAGGCAACAACACCAATAACTTCTGCTATTTTTGAAAAATACAATCCTCAAGAGATTAAAACAGCAGTAGATGTTATGAAAAGACTGGCGGTAAAAGGATTAGGAGGAGCAACAAGTTTTGGGACTTTTGGTTATTTAACTTCCGATAAAACTGGTCAAGGGAGAATAAAAGATACAATTGATAACGCCATTCAGGGAGCGTTATTTGATATGGGAGCAGAGGGAGTTGGAATGGCGACAAAACCTATGGTTGAAAAAGTGAAAAACTTTATTAGTGATTTTATAAAACTCCCACCAGAGGAAAAATGGAATGTTTTAAGAAACGTAAATATAGGGTTTAATGTTAAACCAACAAAAGATAAAAATGTCAGAATGGTATCAGAAGCAGTCAAACAAGGTCATATTACACCAGAGGAAGGACAAGCAATTTTGGAGGATTTAGCAAAACAAGGAGAGAAGATTAAAATAAAAGGAAAAACCACTCCCCCACCAACAACTTCACCAGTAGGGGAGAGCGGGGGAGAGGTAGGAAATATTAATATAAATGGCTCTACAGAGCCACAAACAACTAAACAGCCACAAACAGATGAGTTTTTGAAAGGGTTGGAGGAGGATATGAAAAAACTTCAAAGTGAGCCTCCTAAACCTCCACCTCCTCCTGAAAGACTAGATTTAGGACAGGGAGGAGCGGTAGACAAGGCAAATATCAATACTGCCTTAAATTTTGATAGATTTAAACAAAGACTTATTCAAGCCTTAAATAATATTAACGCCGCAAAAACAGAAGGAATAAAAACAGGATTACAATTTAAGGACTTACCAAAAAATGTATCACCCGTAGATGCTATTAAGTTTATTGAAAACCCAGAGAACGCACCTAAAAAATTAGAACCATATTTAAAAGAAGTAAGACGGGTGTATGACGAGTTATATAATTTAGCTCAAAAAGAAGGGATTGATATGAAGTATGTTAAAAACTATTTAACCCATATTTGGGACAGACCACAAGAGGAAGTAGCTCAACTTTATAAACAATACAAAACTAAATTTAATTTTTCAAACGAAAGGACTTTACCAACTTATGAGGAAGGTATTAAAATGGGACTTAAACCAAAATACTCAAATCCAGCTCAAATTATTGCTGATTATACATCAAGACTAAAACAAACAATTGAAAAAATTTCTCTTTTAAGAGATTTAGAAAAAGAAGGATTTTTAGTAGCAAAAAGAATACCAGGTTTTGAGCCAGTGACAGTATCGGGGATTGAGCCAAAAGCAAAAATCATAGGAGAGAATAAAATAAGAGAAGGAGTGTATTATGCACCACCTGAGGTAGCTGAAGTTTTAAGACGAGCCTTTGGCGAGCAAAAACCAGGACTTTTTTCTTTACCAGCAAAAATAATGGCTTTATGGCAGGATATAAAATTAGCAGGTGGAATACCAGGAACACCATTAAATGCTTGGACTTTTGGACAGGTGATAAAAGAGATAACGGCAGGAAGACCTATTCACGCCCTAAAGGCAATTGTAAATTCAATGACAGAGGAGGGAGCTAATAAATTTTTTCAAGAGCATATAGATGATATTTTAGCAATGCAAAAAAGAGGAATAGGTGTTTCAACCTCATTAAATCTTACAGGAATAAAAAACATAGGGGAGATTTTTAAAGAAAAAGGATTGGGTGGTGTATGGCACGCTGTAGTTAATGACCCAACTTTCAAAAGATTTTCACCAATGCTTCAAATTGATTTTTTTTCAAGAATGAAAAATGAGTTAATTAACAAAGGGTATGATAAAGAATTAGCGGCTGATATAGCGGCAAAAGCAACTAAAAACTTTTATGGGATAGTAGATTATGGAGAAAGGGCTTTAAGAGATAAAAATATAGAAGATTTAATAACAACAGTCTTTTTTGCACCAAAGTATAGAGAAGGGATTTTAAACTTTATGATAAATAACATAAAAGCCTTAAAAAATCCATTATCACCAGAAAATATTTACAACACTCGTTATATTATCGGCACTGTTTTAACATATTTGGCGTATGATAAGTTAAACAGGATGTTTAATGGAAGAGGTTTAGCAGAAAATCCACCAGGGACAGAGGATAAACTTTTAATTCCAGTTTCAAAAATAACAGGGGATGAAAATGATAAAACAGTTATAGGAATACCAATTGGACCAAGTGTTTTAACCTTACCAAGAGCAGGAGCAAGAGCAGTTTTAAGAGTGGCAAAAGGGGATATAAAAGGAGCAATAGGGGATGTTGTTTCAACAGCATCTTCAATGGGATTAAAAACAATTGGTGATATTGCGATGAATTCAGATTATTTTGGAAAACCTATTTATGATGAGGGAGACGATTTACCAACCGCAACCAAAAAAATAGCTCAATATTTATTTACTCAAACACAGCACCCGTATATTTCAGAGATTTTTGACCCAAGAAATCAAAAAGACCCAGCCTATCAGAGATTAGCAAGAGCAATAGAACTACCTTTGCGATTTTATACCGAAAAATCATTAAATGCTAAATATTTTTTTCAATTCCAAAATGAGGTATTAAGAGGGCTTGATGCAAAAGAAAAATCAGCCTATAACTCAATACCAAAAATAGATGAGAAAGACCCTCAAGACCCAAATAGAAGAATTTTAAAATATCAAATTTATTTAACCTATCCCAATGTTTTCAAAGCCAAGCAAGCAATTGAGATAGCAATGGCTCAAAAACTAAACAAAGAAATAGACCCGTTATATTTAGTTGATTATGAGACAGCAAAAAAATATATGAGGTATGAGACACTACCTGATGGTTCTCCCGAAAGAAAAGCAATGAATAATGTTTATCCAGAATTAAAAGTCTTATTTGAAAAAAGAGCGGAGTATTTTAAAAGAAATCCAATGCCAGAGGATGGACAAACGGTAGCAATGACCCAACCTCAACCATCAGAAAGAGTTAAAAAGAAAATGGAGGAGAAAAACTGGAGCGACCCTGAGGTAAAAGATTATTTAAATGCTTTAAGAGAGTGGCAGAATACTCAAAGAATAAAGTTAGGATTACCATCAATTGATCAATATGGCAATATTGAGGGGACAAAAGGTTTTTCGTTTGGGGGTGGTAAAACGAAAAAAATAAAAATATCTCTTAAACCACCAAAAACAAAAAAAATCTCAATCAGACCAAAAGCAGTAAGAATGACAAGAATTAAAGTTAGTCCAAAAATAGGTAGCATAAGTTTAAAGAATATAAAAAGTAAAGTAAAGAGACCAAAAATAAAAGTATTGACAGGTTAAAAAAAAGAGTGTATTATTTTATTAAAAGTTAGTCTTTTCCGAGATAATCGGGATGTAGACAGGGGATAATTCTCCTGTCTTTTTTTTGTATATGACACTATCTGAAATCTTAAACAAAATCCATCTTTTATACGAGGGGGATACTAGTTATCCAGCAGATGGAAGTGAGGACTATAATTTAAGAAAAGGACTGGTAAATGCAGCAATAGATGTCTGGGAGCAGGAGAATGTCAGATGGAGAGAGTTATTTAAAAATCTATCGGATGCAACAGATGGGGATAAGACAGCAACAACATCAACTACCTCCTATTCAACCCCCTCCGATTATCGCTTTATCTCATCTTTTTTGTATATTCAAGATGCATCTGGAAATAAAACCTACTATGTCTATAAAAGACCAGATGATGTGATAAAAACAGACAAAATCAATAGTTCATCAAAATTCTTTTATGAGACAGGCGGAGGCTCATCAAAAAAAATAAATATTGTTAATCCAGTAAACGGGATTATTCACTACTCCTATTACAAAAAAGCAACTAAATTATCAAACTCAACTGATGTTCCCGAGATGTTAAATCCAGATTTTATTGTATATTGGGTTTTAGCACAACTTTATGAGCAGGATTTAAGAAATGATAAGGTGGCTCAATATCAAGCCTTAGCCAAGCAGTCTTTGGATTATATGATTATTGAAAATGAAACAAAACCATTCAATCAAAGTTATAATTTAGCCGAACTTGATTATGAGGACGGCTTTATCTTTGGAAAATGATAGTTCCAAGAGAACAAAAAGCAAACTTAAAGACTTGGTCAATTAAAATTGACAGTTTTAGAGGTGGTTCAAACACCCTTATTAATCCTGGACGCCTAAGACCTATTTTTTCACCTGATATTAGAAATCTTTATCAAGTTCAAGATGGTATATGGAAGACAAGACCAGGAAGAGCGTATTATGGAGAGGCTATTACAGGAGCAAGCAATATAGACGGAGCAACAGAATTTGACAACGGAGGAGTAAGGGAAATTATTGCTATAGCATCAGATGGCTATGCCTATAAATCAACTGACGGGGGAAACTGGACAAAAATATCAAACACCATTACTTTTACCCCAGGAAAAAAATATTACTTTGCTCAAATTGGCGGAAAACTTTTTATAGGAAACAGCACCGAAAGATTGACAGTATATGACGGATCTACCCTTACACGATATACTCCACTATCCGATCCTTCATCAGCTCCAACTGGCACACGAACAGGATTAACCACAGGCTCGTATAACAACTATTATAGAATTGTAGCAACAAATAAAATTGGTAATACTAACCCATCACCATCAGTAAACGTGACAACTAACAAGCACAGAGACAATTGGGATACATCAAACTATGTTACTTTATCTTGGACGGCTATAACAGGAGCAGATGGTTATCAAATATACTGGGGTAAATTTGATGGGGAAGAGGTTTTAATTGCAGAAACAACAACCACTACTTTTAATGATTACGGAAATGTCACCTATCCTGCCAATACCTATATTGAAACACCAGATGATAATACAACTGGAGGTCCAAAATTAGGTTCTTTGGAAATCTCTCAAAACAGACTTTGGGGGACAGGTGACCCAGATAACGAGTATCGGGTATATGCAACAGGCACAGGACAATACTTTACCAATCCCGCCTTCTCACCTTTTTATGGGGGTGTGTGGATTGACTTGGAGCTTGGAGGAAAAAATAAGCCTGTTGCAGTTACTCATTATAGAACTGGTAAAGGAGACCCGATTATTACTGTTTTATGTAAGTCAGCAGACGGTAACGGGACGATTTTTCAAGTTGATTTAACAACAGTTAATATCGGAGATGAGACAGCCGTTGTTCCTGCCGCCTATAAACTGGTTGGGGCAGTTGGGGCAGATGGGGCTAAATCAGTAGTTAAGGTATTAGACAATGTCTTTTTTGCCAATAAAAAAGGAGTTTTTGCTTTAAGAAATAAACAGCAGATGTTTAATGTTTTATCAAATGATGATATGACAGCCCCAATTAGAAATCAATATGAGGATATTCCCTCTCAGTATGTTGAAAATATCGTTGGTTACTACAATCCACCACGGATATATTTTTCAATTCCCTCTGGTTCAAATGAGTATAAGATTGCTATTTTTGATATGGAGAGAAATAACTGGACTTGGTATTGGGATTTTGGGGCGAAAGACTTTTTTGAATACACAGACAGTAATGGTGTTACTCACTTTTTGATAGTTCCACCAACGGGAAACCGCCTGGTTGAGTTATCAGAAAGTTATACCTCTGATTTTGGTAGTTATTTTTACCAACTTTACACCTCCCCTTTAATTCCTATTGACAAAGACTATAGAGTTGTTGCTAAAATAAAGGAGGTTATAGCAGAGTTAGGTTCTTTTAGAGGTGGGGCAACGATTGAGGTAGTTGGGGTTACAAAAGACGGACAGATATCAACGCTTGCTACAGCAACAATCTCCTCAACTTCAGGTACATCTGGCTGGGGAGATGACTTTTTCTCAGATATGCTTTTTTCCGATACCAATGATACTCCATCTGTTTTTGTTGCCGATGTTATTAAAAAATATCTAAAAGTCAATAAAAAATTATATGCTTTACAGGTTAAAATTTATTCAACAACAGCAAATACTGTTTTTGAGTTATTGGGTTTAGAGGCTTGGGGATTTGCGATGTTAAAACGAAGTCCATCAAGCTGGAAAATCAATTAAAAGTTTAATTAAATTATATGGGACTATATAGAGCAAAAGATTTTTGGACAGGAACACTGGCATCATCGATACCTGATGGGACAGTAACCTCTTTTACCTTATCATCATCATCAGGATTGACAAATGGTGAAACATATGTTTTTACAATTGACAGAGTAGATGCCAACGGGACAAAAACATTAAACAAAAAAGAGGCAATTGTTGGCACTGTCTCTGGTTCAAATGTTATTAATTGTCAAAGAGGGGCAGAGGGAACAGCACAATCTCACTCGGCTGGGGCTATTGTTGAAATTCTTTTTACCGCAAAACATTGGAATGATTTAATTGATAGTTATAAAACACAACATCGAGAAGACGGCACTCACTCTAAAATTAAAGGGCTTGATAACAATCAGCCTATTACTCAAAAAGACAGTGGTGGGACGGCAAGAGATATTGCGAATATTAATAGTTCTGATGTTACTACCTTTGGCAATACTACAACTACAACTAAAATAAAAGCAGGGTCAAATACAACTTCGGGTCACACAGTTCCAAATGTGGCAGATGATACTTTTGCTTTACTTTCAAATCCATCACAAAATATTAAACTTCCAACTCCTTTTTCAACAGCAACAGATGGAGCAACAGTTACTTTTGATTTAGCTCAATCAAGAAACTGGATTGTAACTTTGGGTGGAAATAGGACTTTAGCTTTATCAAATGTATTAACTGGTATGGTTTTTATGATTACATTAAAACAAGATGGCACAGGTTCAAGAACTGTTACTTGGTGGAGTGGAATATCTTGGGCTGGTGGAATAGCACCAACTCTAACAACAACAGCCAACAAAGCAGACACCTTTGGTTTTATTTGCACAGGAACTAATACTTATTATGGTTATGTAGTTGGACAGAATTTATAAAATGGCAAACTTAAATTCTTGGCAGAAAATAACACGAGTTTTACCAGGATTACCTTTTGGAGATGGGATTGATGGTGATTATAACTCTTCATCAATTCCTACAATGACTTATCGTTCTTGCTCTGGTTCTTCTGGCTCAACAACTTTGACTTTAGGGTCTGCTGGATTTTCAAATGGAGATTTGATTTTAATTCACCAAACAAGAGGAACAGGGGCAGGACAGTGGGAAATTAATAAAATTGTTTCTGGCGGTGGAACAACATCTTTAACCTTACAAACAGCACTTCAATATACCTATACTGATAGTGGAGCTTCACAATCACAAGTAGTTAAAATACCAAGATACAATAATGTAACTTGTCCTTCTGGAACTTGGACTGTGCCTTCTTGGAATGGGGATACTGGTGGTATTTTAGTTTTAGCGGCAAAAGGAACTGTAACGATTACTGGAACGATAAATGCTACTGGTGTTGGGTTTCAGGCTGGAGCTCAAGTTTCAGGAGCAGATGTAGGTGGACAACAAGGAGAAGGAACTTCAGGGGGTGGAGGAGGAACATCAAGTTCTGCAAATGGTAATGGAGGAGGTGGAGGAGGAACTGGTAGTGGTCTTGATGGTGGAGCTGGAGGAGGTGGAGGAGGAAATGGAACTTCTGGTCAAAATGGAGGAGCTGGTCAACAGCCATCAGGTGGAGCTGGAGGAGCAACAGCAGGGTCATCAGATTTAACTGTAGCAGTATTTGGAGGTGGTGGTGGTTCAGGTTCAGCTGGTCGTAATGGGTCAAATATAGGTTATGCAGGAGGACCTGGTGGAGGAGCTATCTTTATATTTGCTAAAACAATAAACATTACAAATTCAATTACAATAAATGGGACAAATGGAGCAAACGCAACTACTAATAATGGTGGTGGAGGTGGAGGAGGGTCAGGAGGTTCATTTCTTATAGCTTGTAATACAGCAACTTTAAATTCAAGTTTGGTTACAGCTGTTGGTGGAACAGGTGGGACAGCTGGAACAAGTAATGGAGGTAATCGTCAAGGAGGTAATGGTGGTGTTGGTCGTATTGCTCTTCATTATTCTGGTTCTTATTCTGGTTCAACAAATCCAACTTTATATGCTAATCTTGACCCAAGTTTAGTAGAAGCAACAGGAGGAAGTTTTTTATATAATTTTATTTAACTATGGAACAAAAACTAAAAGATTTTATAAACAAATGGATAAATAAAGGAGGAGTAGGAAACACACCAGAGAATAAAGGACAGTGTGTCGGCTTGGTTTGTGTCTGGGTAGATGAATTAGGTTTAGACCATATTTGGGGAAATGCTAAAGACTTGTGGAAAAACTATAACCCTCATCAATTTGACTTTGTATTAAATACTGCCGATGCTTATCCAATAGCGGGTGATATCGTTGTCTGGAATGAGAAGATGGGTGGGGGATATGGACACACGGCTATTGCAACAGGCGTTCATCAGACAGAGGGAAAAGCAACTGACTGGTTTGAGGCTTTTTCTCAAAATGACCCAGTAGGCTCTCCTTGTATCTTAAAAAAATACTCTTATAACAATGTCATAGGATTTATTAGACCTAAAAAAGAATTGGTTAAATTAGATGACTATTATTTAGGAATTGACTTAAATAACAAGGATAGTGTAAAAGTCTGTGTTGATATGTGGGATAGGGTTGTAAATAAAAAAGAATTTATTGAGAAAAAAGAAGTAGAGAATAACTATGTCTTAAAATCAGAATATCAAAACTTACAAAATCAACTGTCTCAAAAAGATGATACCATTAAAAATCTTAATCAACAGATTAAAGACTTAAATGTTAAAAACACAACTATTAATGATGAGAATAGAAGACTTTTAGACCAGCTTAAAGATTGTCAAGACAAACTAAATGAAATCAATGGGACTTTTAGCAAACAGCAAGAGCAATTGCTAA